GCGTTGTGCAGATTCGTGAAGCACGTAACCCACATTATGACCAAAGACCCTTAGAGCTCCAGGGAGTTCTTTAGGTTCCAACCTCAGCAGTGCGTCTATTCCGCCGGTGTCATTCATTTTCTCAATTAACCAATCTTCAGAGATACCTGGGAAGGAGGCTCTGTATGTCAAAAATATACCATACAGAATATGCCATGGACTAAAGCCCTTCTCCTCATAGTGCCTAACATGTTCAGGATGCACAAGATTCACGAATAAATCTAATAGATCACGATACTCACCACTAAGTCCACGCCACTGACGCTTCAAATAGTATGGAGCAGTCCTAAAACCGGATCTTGCACCTTTCTCATCGTCATGGATCTTTACCCCAAAGATTCGCTCCACATATCTACTCAAGTCACTAACATCAATGGACCGCATTGTAAATGCAAGTAAATCATCTCCCATTCCCTGTAAGGTAAGATGACCATCTTTGCAAGCTAATGATTCGACGTAGCGGATAATGATGTTGATTTTCTCTTCATCATCGATTCGTTTTGCCTTTGGAGCTACCATTTCCCTATAACCAAGGTCACAGAGATATGACAAGAACATGTAGAGGTTACAAAGTGTACCTATTGCCTGGGTGCCAAAACTACCGCTAATAATACCGCGATTAATAGGAGCAATCGCTTGATCCCAACCCAAGAGAATATTCCCATGGGTAAAGTTATAGCAGATCCAGTCAATCTCTCTGTGGTATTGAACGTCAAAGAACTCTTTGATTATCCCGAATACCTGTCGTATTAACCAATCCTGAATGGACTGATCAAACTTCGAGTAATCAACGGACAACCAATTCATTCCCCAACAGCTGTAAATCTTTCGCCTAAGTGTTTGAGGATCATCTCCTCCACTATAGCTCCAGAAATTAGATTTTAAATGATTGTAAAACGGTATAAAATACTGTCCTTCAACCATTACGGTTCCACCGTCAACACCAAGAACCAAGCGATCTTTAAGTGAAACAGTACCTGTAAGGTGACCATCTTCACAATAATCGCCAATCTGAGCACGATGAAACGGCATCAGTGGAACTTGAATTGTTGAAAAGTCTAATCCAGCATGGATCATACCTTTGATTTTGAGAGCAGTTGATAAGCATAATTCTGCATTATCAGCCTTTGAACCCTCACCGATAGCACCAGCACTAGCCTCAGGATTTGCGAAGAAATCAAGCGGATCACAATCCTTGGTAACTTTCAAAGGTTCCAAAGAAGTAACATGCAAGAATTTCTTCAGCAGGCGTCTGGCACACCGATTTTGCAAGTACCAACTAGTGTCTTTTCTAGCTTTAGAAGGATCTTGAAATCCTT